AGTAGTCGTTATTACTTTACAATGGATACGGAAAGGGCTATTATTCGTTACAATAAAGAAGAACGTCCTTATATGAGAGAACGTATTTATAATGAACATATTCATAAAGCTTTTGATAAGTTATGTGAGAATATTATTCATACTTTTAAGTTTTATTACTTCGATGTACCCAGTGAAGATGTAAAACACGAAGTTATGTCTTTTCTTGTTATGAATATGCATAAATTTAAAGAAGGTAAGGGAAAAGCTTTCTCATACTTTAGTATTGTAGCTAAAAATTATTTGATTTTACATAATAATAAAAACTACAAGAGTTACAAACAGAAGAAAGATATTGCTTCTTTGGATTATGGTGAGAATAAAAAAACACAAGATGATAATTTCATGGATGAAGGTTCTCAATTTATGATAGAGACTTTGAGATTTTGGGATATGAACTTAAATAAAGTTTTTAAGAGACATAGGGATATTATAATAGTTGATGCAATATTAGAATTGTTTAGACGAAGAATGTATCTTGAGAATTTTAATAAAAAGGCTCTTTATATCCTTATTCGTGAGATGACTGGTTCTAATACACAACATATTACAAGAGTTGTAAATACTTTAAAGAAATATCATAAAAGACTATCATATGAATATAATGAATTTGGCCAAATAAACGTTGATTATACTGGTTCAATGATAAATCCTGATATGAATTTGAATAGTAGCAATAAATACAAATATAGTTTTTAAAAGCTCTTGACTTTTATATATTTTCTTTGTAACTTTAAGTGTTGAGATTGGGGATATTATATCAATTATAAAAAAAGGGGAACGTTGTTCCCCTTTTTCATTTTATGTGGTTACTTCTTATATAATCCGACCAAGAAAAATAAGGCTAGTAAACCAGCAAAACCACTATTTCCGAATCCATTAATGATGGTGGTCAAGTTTCCTATCACACTAACACCAAATACACCAGAACCGAAAAGTACTTCAACTATTGCTCCTACAGCAATAAAATTAAGTAACGTTTCCATAATCCCTGTTATTGATTCGTTTACGGTTTTCATAATCTCTTTCATAATGTCTCTCCTTTCGACAAGTTAATAAAGAATACGTCTATAAATAACTATGATATATATGATATTTTATTAGGCTATATATATGTATTAACTCGATTCTTCGTATTTTGATAAATCCAAGTTAGGTAGTGGTTTTTCGATTTTCAAATCCTTTAATTTAGAATTTGCTACTACCAATTTAGAACCACCTACTATTTTACCACCTACTACATGGTAGATAAAGAATACAGTTTTCCACGTGCCAACTCTTACGATACGGCCTGGTGCACCATCAACTTCTACGACATCATCTTCGTTATAGTCATTACCTAAAAAAACCATTATGCCATCTACCGCTTCTTGTATAGTACTTTGAAATAATAGGGTAAGAATACCCGCAAGGAATAACCAACCATACTCACCGATAAGGCTTTCTATAATTGTTTTATCCACAATAAAATCCTTAGTTGGTTAGTTGTCATATATAAATATCATATATATTAATCATTTTGAATAAAAAAGATATTTATTATTGAGATTTTGGTTATTTATCACATTAATAGGAAAATACTATGGCGAACGATTATGAAATATTTGAAGGGAAGACCCTTTCAGACTTATTTAAAGACATTTACTCAAATACAGAGTCTAATAGGAAACAACTTGATGTGTTGACAAGAGAAATCGTTGGATTTATTAAAGATGGTGATACGGCCGTTCAAATAGTTCCAATGATTAAAGAATATTTGGAAATAAATGTTAAAAATGATGAACAACTTGTTAAAATTGCAGGTATTGTACAAAGATTAATAGCGGCTGAAAATAAAGTTGGTAGCGAAAGTGAATTTGGACTAACTGACGCTGAAAAAGAACAATTGATGCAAGGTATTCAAGATACTGTGGATGAAATCCAACAAACATCAGATGAAATACAAGATGAAATAACGGCGTTAAATTAAATGGCATATTTTAAAGAAGAAAAAAAGAAGAGCTTACCAAGTTTACTTGGTGGTTTAACTGGTGCAGGTTCTGTAACCAACTTAATTAAACAATTAAATAAAAAAGATGAGTTTTACGAGTTAGAAGTTGGTGAAGTTTTGGATGTTTTATTAACATATGATGATTTAAAAAATAAAAAACCTGCAATAAATTCAATAGCTGGTACTAATACAGAATTTAAAGATATTGGAATGATACAAGTTAGATTGTTAAAAAGTGAAAATGGTTTACCAGTAGAATTTTGTAGTTGGTATTACCCACTTGAATCAAATATAAAACAATATCCAGTAAAAGGTGAATATGTTGTTTGTTGTAACTATTTGAATATGAAATTTTATACACAAACATTAAATTTTATTGGTCATATAAACACAAATGCTGTTCCAGGATTAAGTGATGTAGTTGACAAACCAAATACTGGGTTTTTGGGTCAATTATATTCATTTATAGATGGTGGTGAAGATGAACCTGTAAAAGAAGAAGAAAAAAGTCCACATACACTTGGTGATTTTTTTACAAGGAATAGATATATCAGACAATTGAAGCCTTATGAAGGTGATATTAGTATACAAGGTAGGTTTGGTAATAGTATACGATTTGGTAGTGCTATGTCTGATGACAATGAATTGAATAAAGGTGGTATAGATGGTACTAAATATGGCCCATCACCCAATATTAAATTAAGAGTTGGACAATTACAAGATTATTATGCTTTAGAAGCTGGTATGGCACATACTATTACTGAAACTGATGGTGAATTTGAAGTTGAATTACAATATAAAGATAACAAATCTGCTAATTTAATTGATATGGAAACTAACTTTATACAACTTGGTCATGGATTGGATTCATATGTTGTAGAAGATATAAATGCCGATGGTTCTTCTATCTACTTAACATCAAATGAAGAGGTAAATTTAAATCCTATAACTAAAGTTATGGGAGCACGTATTCACCACGCACATTTACAAAATCCACCAGAGAAATATGTTGGAAAACAAATAATAATGAACTCTGATAAAATTGTTTTTAATACAAAACAAGGTGGGTTGTTTAGTTATACTAATATGAGTACTTATTTTGCTACAAATACAGCGTTCGTTGTAGATGCTGAAGCCGGGATAAGTTTAAACTCACCTGGTCTTATTGGTATGCACACCGAAGGCCAAATCCATTTCAGAGGAGAGAAAGATATTATCATAGATTCCGCTGATTCTACACTTTATCTTGGTACGTCACCAAAAGATGAAGGACAACAAGATGAATTAGAACCAGCAGTATTGGGTGGTAAACTTGTAAAATTTTTAAGTGAGTTTATAGATACTATGAAAAGTGCTACATACCCAAGTACACCAGGTGTGGCCGACCCTGGTACTATGGCAAAATTAGAAGCTTTAAAAACGCAACTTGGTACTGAAGATGACCCACAGACAGACTTTTGTAGTGTAAGAGTCAAATTACAATAATGCCTTTAACAGAGAAAATACCTAAATTAAATACTCAAAAATTTTTCGAACAAGTCAGAGACTTTCATTTACAGATATGTAGTAAATTGGATGGGCCTTTAAAAAGGGTAGAAACTGAAAGTGATGATGAATGGTTAATGAAATTAGCAGATGCTATGTCTCGATACATTCAAGACTATGTTGAAAAGGTTGAGATAACTGGTGGTACTATAGCACCAGATACTAAATTAGCTCCTGGTATATTTGATATATACGCTGGATTTAGTACAACACCATCTCCAATAGTGGCAGATTCAGACCAAGGTGAATTTGAAGGAACTTTGATTCATTTAGTTTTTAAACCTGGGTTTTCATCCAATTACAATAAAATTGTTTCTGGTAGTCATACTTCAATACAATATCAAGGACAATATTTTTTAGAAACTAAGTCTGTTGACATTGAACCACCACCATCTGAAGTCTTGTATGATAATTCAGACCACGATGCAGATGAGTTAAAAAAATTACAAGCCGCTTGGTCTGGTAGTAAAACTACTGCTAATAGAAATAAAGTAGTTAACTATTTAGAAGAATTTCCAGTACAACTATCTAAACCAACAGAAACACCAACACCACCAGAAACAACAATGGGTGAATTGGAAAGTATTTATTTACATACACAAGATAAAAGTGGTACTGAATTAGATACCAATCGTATTCCATTAGCAACAAGTGTTGAAATAAAAGGTAGTAATTCTGATGGTATGTATCTTGTAGAAGAGAAAATACCATTTGATAATTATTGGCAATTTAAATTGAAACCTGGTCCAGTAAATGGTTCTATAATACAATCTGGTAATATGGAATTAAATTGGGAAGCTGATGCTGGTACGTTGGGTCGTATTCAATTAAAAGAAGAATTATTTGAAGTTTATAAATTTGAACTCGATGAAAGTGCAACAGATTTAGAGAATATAGAAAAAATATCGGAGATGACCGCAACAGCAATAGATAATTTTGTAGAGAGTGGAGATGTTATTTTAATATCAGATACACAAGATATTAAAATTGATTCAGGTATACAACTTACAGGTCCTATTAGACTTTCAACAACAACAAAGGCAACTATTCCTGCATTTTTACCAGGAGTAACTACTATGGGTATTGGAAAAGCAAAAGTTGTTGATAGAGAAGACCCAGTAGAAACTTTAAAAACAAACTTGACTACTTATGCTAGACAATTTGGGCCTGAGGGGAATTTAACTTCAAACTTGACAATCGAACAAATATGTAATAGAGAAGCGTATGGATTTGTTAATTCTATTCATACTTACATAACAACTTGTTTGGTTAAGGGAGAACATATAATACCATTATTAACTTTTCAAACTGGTGGTATTACAACAATGGGTACAACTATTTTCCCACCAGCAGTAAGTACACCAGGAACACCAGGAACAATTGGAGCTCCAATGTGGCCTATTATGCCACTTTCATCAAAGGGAGATATTGGTCATGGAGTATTTGATGGAGCAGATGGTGGGTTTACTGTAGACGAAGATTGGGTAAATGGATTGGAAGATTGGGAAGAGATTTGGGAAGAACTAGCACTTGACGATTCACCAGATTCTCAAACTTTGGAGTCTGAAATTGTATTAGTAAAAGAAGTAGATGGAGTTAGGGAATAATGGATACTCGTAAAACACTTGGAACTATTATAACTATAAAAGGACAACCAACCATTAATGGTGAGGGAGCTAAACAAGGTGCTAATATTTATGATTTAGATGAAATTAGTGGAATTGATAATGATGAGATTTCTATAGTTGGTAAAAGAATGACAATATTAGACGATAGTGGTGATGTTTCTTGTACACCAACAAAATTTATTGGTAAGGGTAATTTTTCTTGTACTATATTATCAGATTTAGACTTGGAAAGTATATGGGATAATGTAGAATGGGAAGAGATTACAGAGATTGGTGAAGAAATAATTGGTGAAGTAGAGAATATAACTGCTACTGCAGGTGTCAGGGGATAAAAAATTAACATAAACATTTTAGAACAATATTTATATAATAATAAGGTAAATTATGCCAGAGTTAAAATTAGGTAAAGTAATTGGTGTTAAAGGACAACCAACCATTAATGGTGAGGGAGCTAAACAAGGCCAAGAAGTTTTTGAGTTAGATGAATTGAATGGAATTAATGCTGATGAGTTAACTATAACTGGTAAGGGTATATTTATTATGGATGAAACTGGTGATGTTTCTTGTACACCAACAAAATTTGTAGGTAAAGGTGAATTTAGTGCTACATTAGAACCTGATTTTGATTTAGATGCTATGTGGGAAAATACGGTATGGGAAGAAATACAAAATGTTACGAGTGAAAACTATGAAGTAGAAGGAATAACTGCTACAGCAGGAGTGAGAGGGTAATCATGAGTAAAGCAGTATTAATGAAAGTAAAAGGTATTGTAAAACTAAATGGTAAAAAAACGTCACCTGGTAAAATGGTACAAGATGGTGACACGATTACCACAGGCCCAAAGAGTTTTGCTGGATTTATGTTTCTTGACGATAAATCGGTATTTAAAGTATTGGAAAATACATCTTGGTATAATGCGTCAAGTGAAGAAATAAAAGAACAAATGGATAATAATCCAAGTGGAACTATGGGTGGTGGTACTAATTCAAGTGTACCTAATGATAAAAAAGACGCATTCGTTATAAAAGAATTTACTGGTGTAGCCGGAGTTAAAGGTTAATAGAGGAGTTAAAATGAATAAGAAACAATTTTTAACTATTATTGAAAGAATAGTAGAAAAGAAAGTCAAACAAGAATTGTCAAAACAATTAAATGAGATATTTATTAAAGAAAGAAAGAATATCAAAGAAGACAAAAAAGTTGATTTGAATAGCTTATTGTCTGAACCAATTATAAAGAATGAAACTAATGATGAAATTCAAGATGAAGTTCATTATACTAAAAATTCTAAGTTGAATAAAATTTTGAATGAAACAAAGGGTGGATTACCAAGTGGTAAAGAACCATACCCTACATTAGGCGGTGGAACTTTTGATACATCTAAGATGTCTGAATTAATGGGGTATGGAAAATCAGAAGATGTTCAACGTGAAGTCGCGGCGGTAGACACGATTAAAAAAGCTGGTGTTTCAGTTGACCAAGTTCCAGACCACGTGACAAATGCATTAACAAAAGATTATAGTAACTTAATGAAAGCTTTAGATAAGAAAAAAGGGAATTAATAAATGGGTGCTTTAGAAAATGATTTGAATCCAGATACTTGGATTGGGTTATCATTCCCACTCGGAAGGTCTGAGTCTGGTTTTTTTCAGCAAACACAAACAACATTAGAACAAACTTCGCATAATATAAAAAATTTATTATTGACGATGAAGGGTGAACGACCAATGAATCCAGAATTTGGTTCTAATTTGTATTCTATTTTGTTTGACCCAATTGGAAGTGACACACCAATGAAAGTTGAAGAATCTATAAAAGAAGCTGTAGCACAATGGTTACCACACGTTATACTTAATAAAATTAACGTGACCACTTCAGAACAGACGCCAAACCAAATTGATGTCAATTTAGAGTTTGGGGTGACATTAGAACCTGGAGTGTTTGATTCTTTACAATTAACTTTCTTTTCTAATTTTTAGGAGATTTAAATGGCTGAAGCGGCAAAAGTGGAAAAAAAAGAAGTACGATATCTTAATAAAGATTTCTCAACGTTTAAGGATAATCTTATAGATTTTGCTAAAACTTATTTTCCAAACACATATAATGATTTTAACGAGTCAGACCCTGGTACTATGTTCATAGAAATGGCATCATATGTTGGTGATGTTTTATCCTATTACATTGATGATAGATTCAAAGAATCTTTATTATCTTATGCTGAAGAAACTGAAAATGTTTTTGAGATAGCTCAATCACTTGGGTATAAACCAAAGTTAGCTACACCATCGTCAACTAAGCTTGATTTTTTCCAAACAATACCATCAACTGGTACTGGTGATGATGTTAGACCAGATTATAGATATGCTATGAAAGTTTTAACTGGAACACAAGTTAAATCGTCAAATGGTATTGTGTTTAGATTAGCAGATGATATTGATTTTGCTAATTCAAGTTCATTGTCGCCTCGTTCTACTACCATTTATGAAACATCTGGTACAGAACCATCAAAATATTTGTTAAAGAAAAGTGCTAATGTTTATAGTGGAGATATAACTTCAGAAACTTTTTCATTTGGAACTGCTAAAAAATATGATAGAATAGCTTTATCGAAACAAAATGTATCACAAATTATAAGTGTACGAGATGATGAGGCTAATACTTGGTATGAAGTTGATTTTTTAGCTAAAGATGTTGTATTTGATGATACATCAAATAATGATAGTACAGACCCAGACTTATCACAATTTTCTGATGATGTACCTTTCTTACTTAAATTAGTTAAAACACCACGAAGATTTACAACATACATACGACCAGATGGTAGAACGGAATTACGTTTTGGAGCTGGTGTTTCGGCTGGAGCTGACGAAGAATTAATACCAAATCCAGAAAATGTTGGTTCTTCTTTACCAGAAGGTGTAAGTATGTTAGACAGAACATTTGACCCAAGTAACTTTTTAAAAACTAAAGCTTATGGATTGGCTCCTAAAAATACTACGTTAACTGTAAAATATGCACATGGTGGTGGTGTTAATCATAATGTTGCGGAAGGTTCTATTATTGAGGTAAAAGAAGCTAATACTTCACTATCATCAGCTGGTTTAGACTCTGCAACTGTTACTCAATGTTTAAGTTCACTTGGTGTGATAAACCCAAATCCGGCTCGTGGTGGTAAGAGTAAAGAGTCGGTTATAGAAATTAAACAGAACGCTTTAGCTTATTTTCAAGCTCAAAATAGGAGTGTTACAAAGGAAGATTATATTGTTAGAGCATATTCTCTACCATCTAAATATGGTGCTATTGCTAAAGCTTATATAGTTCCAGATGAACAATTAGAAGGTTCACAATTTCAATTTCAAAAAGAAGTAGGTGGTGATGGAACTGGTATTTTCACTATTGATAAAGAGTTGTATGGACAAGATGATTCACCAGAAACTGGTGCTCCAAAAGTCCCAGTAAGGATACCTAATCCGTTAGCATTAAATTTTTATACACTTGGATATGATACTGCAAAAAACTTAACTACAGTAAATAGAGCTGTGAAAGAGAACTTAAAAAACTACCTTGGTATGTATAGAATGGTTACTGATGCTATAAATATTAAAGACGCTTGGATTGTTAATATAGGTGCTGATTTTAAAATTATGACCAAGAAAGGATACAATAAAGAAGAAGTTTTATTGAAGTGTATTCAGAAGGTTAAAGACTTTTTTGATATTGATAAATGGCAAATCAACCAACCAATTGTTATTGCAGACTTGTCTTATCAGATATCTTTGGTAGAGGGTGTAGCTAATTTAATACCATTTTCTATTGATATAGATGGAGATGGCCCAGGTGACCCAGTTCAATTACCAATACTACTTAGAAACAAGTGGAGAACCGAAGATGGTTACTCTGGTCACATATATGATATGGGTGCGGCTTATAAAGATGGTGTAGTATATCCATCATTAGACCCATGTATTTTTGAATTAAAATATCCAGACACAGACATAAAAGGTCAGGTAGTAGGGAGTACAGACTAATGCATTATTTTGAATTTGCTACAAAAGATACCACATTATACGAAGGAGAAGCCACATCAAGTCGGAATACTGGACTTGATGAGATTTTAGAAATACGTAAAAAGATGAATGATTCTGGAACACAAATTAATGTTTCAAGAATCCTAATTCAATTTGATTTAACGTTTATATCAAAGTCTATAAGTACGGGATTAATACCAACAGACGCAGATTATTACTTAAATTTATACGATGCTGGTTCACAAGAATTAGGTTCAAGTGATGTAATATATGCATATCCAGTAAGTCAATCTTGGGAGAATGGAGAAGGAAAATTTGATTACTTTCCAATAGTTACCGATGGTGCTTCTTGGAGATATAGAACAGGCCCAACCGCGAATGACCAATGGGTAGATGGCACTAACGATACTGGTGGAACTTGGTTCAAAGGTACTACTGGACAATATACTTTAGAAGCTTCACAATCATTTACTAATGAAGCTAGTGATGTAAGAATGAACGTAACTGGTATTGTTAACAACTGGATTAATAGTGGTTCGGTTTATCCAAATGAAGGCTTTATGGTTAAAAGAAGTGGTAGTGTTGGTAACAACGATGGTTCACAATCAGAAGGTAATACTACAAGATATGGTGATTTTAAATTCTTCTCACGTGAAACTCATACTATATATCCACCAAAACTTGAAGTTGTTTGGAACAATGCTAATTGGGAAACTGGTTCATTACAACCAATAACTGGTAGTGATTTACATAGTGTAGAAATATATATGCAAGACCTAAGAAACCAATATCAAGAAGATTCTAAAGTTAGATTTAGAGTGTTTGGTAGAGAAAGATTTCCCACAAAAACTTGGTCATCAACAACATCAAATGATGTTACTGTAAAATATTTACCAAGTGGAAGTACTTATTATGAAGTAAAAGATGCGTTTACAGAAGATGTTATTATTCCATTTGGAAGTGGTTCAATTATAGGTTGTGACTCACGTGGAAACTATTTTGATGTATGGTTACAAGGATTTCAGCCAGAAAGAGATTATAGAATTAATTATAAAATTGTTAGTGGTAGTGGTCTTGGTGAAGTAGTTCACGTTATAGATAATGATTTTCAATTTAGGGTGATAAGATAAAATGCCTTATACAGTAGAAGAACTTTATGGAAATGAATATTTTCAATCTCTTGTAAAAGCTGATGAAAAGGAATATCAATTAAAACTTGATTCGGCTATAACAAAAGCTAAAATTTCAGGTTCAGCCGAAGCACTTGAGGTTGAAGGCGAAATGCAATTATATGAAGATGTTAGAACTGGAAGTGGTTTAGACGCACCACATCAATGGATTTTTAATCGTATGTTGTTTAGAAATCACGAGACAAAAAATGAAATTCTTGATGAGATAATTGATAGAGATTTTACGTTGGATGATAAACCAACTATTAAAGTAAAAGATGGTAGTGTCATAAAAAAACCTAATAGTGCCACTTTATGTTTGTATCAAGATGATGTTAAATATCCAATAGCAAATATGAATTTATTTGGTATGATGGGATTTAAAACAGATGATATTATAACTATAGGAAAAGATTTATATGATAGTATACAAAACGGGCCATGGATTACAAATTCAAGAATGAGAAATGCTGACGCGTTACTTGGTACACATAGAGATGAAGATTTCTTTGTACCTGGTTTTGATAAAATGAGTGATGATGCTTTAGCTAAATTGAGAGATAAATTAGAAGATGGTAAACCAGTTGTTGATAGTTTATATCAAATTACTGGTCAAGTCGCTAAAACTGCACAACAAGTTAGAGCTTTAGCCAGACAAGTTCTTGGTGAACCATTACAACCACCACCAAGTAGTGTGATTAAAAAAATAGAACAAAAACAATATGAAGAAGAATTTAATAAAGAAGTAGCTATTCAAAGAGAAACAGAGGGTATACCCGCTAGAGATAGAGCTCAAAGAAGAGCTATTCCAGGTGAGTCAATGGATGATATTCCAAGAAAAACATCATCAAGACCAAAACCTACAACACAGACTAAATATTCTGATAGTAACAATCGTGGTACGATTGATAAAATCGGATATTAGATTGGAGATAAGAGATGTCAAAATTATTATGGGGTGGTGAATTAAATACAAAAATTTTACGTAATGCAAAACTTACATTTGATGAAGGTGATGAAGGTGGTGCTGGTAATGAAGGTACAGGAACATATCAACCACCCGCGGGTAATACACAAAACTACACTATTAATCAAGTGTTAGTTACACCTGCAAGTATTACATCAAGAAGTAGTATAACTATAATGTGGAGCGGAGAAGGTGGTAGTGAAACGCAAGAAGTTGACGCACAAGAACAATACTACGAAGATTTGGATTTCGGAGGTAGTTAATAATGAAAAATAATAAAATAATATGGGGTGGTAAAAATAAAACCACTCAATTAAAGATGATAGATTTCGATTGGTTGGATGATGAAGAAAGACAAAGTGAAGTTCCAACTGGAACTACTGAAGTACAAGTACCTGCTAATGCTGTAGATTTAAAAGTATTTAAAATAATATCTACAATATCTGGTAATACAAGTTTAGAATTAGTTTATTCTGATAGTGTAGACCCATCTACTGGACAATACATTTTATCTGCGGATGATGTTGTAGAGTTAGGTAATGGTAATTTTAGATTATCTATTGATGGTATAATGAGTAATGACTTTTCTATTGCAATTGCACCAGCTAGACAACAATTACCACCAGAGACTATTAAAGCGGCTCATTATAAATTAGTACCTTCACCACAAATTGTAGAAACACTTGTTACTCAAATTGTAGCGGCGGACAATGGTAAGGTTGATGTCCCAGTTCAATTTGGTGTAGACTATTCTGTTTTTAATCTCGCTCCACCAGGTGCTATTAATGCTGGCGAACAAATAATTGAAGGTGGATACACTATACCAGCCCCAACACCAACACCAGATGTTGATGATGTACCACGTTTAGAACCAGATAACTTTGTTTTTCCAATTGTGGAATTTGACATGGGAAATTTACCAAATTTTATTACGAGTGGCGTCAGAAGTATAACTGGTATAAATCAACAAGTTATGGCTAGCATTAGACAACCACAACATCTTGAGGCACAGTTTAAATTAAATGATGGTGCTTGGAAAACCCAACAACAAGAAGTAAATCCAGGTGATACTATACAACTTAGAGTAAAAACTAAAAATTATCATTTCATGAAAACACCATTAGCACTTCAAGAACTTATGGGTGGAGTAAGTATCACAGTTGATATAGGACAAGGTAGTTATCAATGGAGATTAGAACAAGTACAATCCCAGCAAGCTGATGATGATTATGGAGGTAGTTAATGATTTGGCAATATGGAAATTATAAGTTTGATTGTAATTTACAGCCACCAACATTACATAAGTTTAGTGAATGGAAAACTAAATTTTTTAAATTAAAAAATGTTGATAAATATAATGTTTGGTTAGCAAGTGGGTTTAGAGAAAATTGGAAAACTTTGGATATTGATATAGTTTTAACAAACAAACCAATTTATTCAGAGTTACAAAAATTAATGTTAGATGCTATAAAATTAGGTGTTGAAGAAAATATTTTTATTGATATTTGTTGGTGGGATAAGAAACCATTAGATTATACAAAATCAAAAAAATTAAAAAAGGTAACAAAAATTGTGGTAGGAAATAAAATTATACAAAATGGAAATTTAATAACAGATTGGACTTCTTCTGAAGAGATTTATCCTAACCTATATAAGTTTTCTAAAGTATATCCAACACAAAAACAGATGAAAAGAACTTATAAAAATAAACCAATTTTATTGGAAGTTTAAATGGCTACACATAGATTAAAGAAAAAAGATGCACAACTTTTAGAGGTAGGTGGGAATAGACAAACTGGGATGCCAGGTTATGATTGGCCACCATTTCTTAATGGTACGCCTGGTGTACACGATTATATTGAATGTAATGTTTATGATGAACAAGGTAAAACTTTAATAGAAACTTTTATTACTAAAGATTATGAAGTAGAAAACAACCAAGTGATATTAAAACCTGGTAATGATTTAAGAAGTCTTGGTTATGTAAGAGGTAAGTATCAAGTTAAATATAATTTTTTAAGAGAAGAATTTGGAACTGATGAAACTATATTAGTTTATGCTGATAATAACGAAGTTTATACAGGCCCTAAAAGATTATATCCTGCTAGAGCCGATAGACCTTGGTATATTGATGATGATAATTTAATTTATAGTGGAGTTAAAGGTGAAGAAGTTGAAAGTAGACGAGAATTACTTATTAAGAATAATAGTGCTTGGATTCATAAAATTTCAGATGATAGAAAAGAATTAAGAATCGTTCCAAATAATATTGAGAGTGATAAATATAAAGAAAGTTTTGATACTTTAAGACAAACTATAAAACGTTGGGTAACTACTACAAGTATGCCAGATGGGAAAAGAGTTCGTCCAGAAATGACTTTATCAGAAGGTTTTGGTGGCACATTGATTAGATTAGCTGGGTCACCAGCAGAGTTTCCACGTAGTCATCAAATGACGCCAAAAATGGTAGGTGGTGAATTTATTTTTGATAGAGGATTTATAACTAACATTGAACGTAGAGTTATAATGACACCAAGAATGCAAGACCCAAGATATATGGCGGCTGGTATACAAGATGAAATACCAAGACCAAATGAACCATTACTTCCATATGAAGCACAAAAAAGACCAATACTTAATAAAACTTTACCAATTTATAAACCAAGTGCAAATATGGTAAGTAATTTTAAATTTTTAACTACTATGGCAGGAATATAAGATGTTTCGATGGGGCGGTAAACTATATACTATCATTCCTAAAATGTATAAAGAGAATGAAGAATGGGATGAGACACCTTTCAATCCAACAGGTGATGATGCACCACCAGCGAACGTTCCAGATTATACGAATCAATCCAACTTACCACCACTGGATGAAAATCCACCACCAGAAGATTATGATGATACACCAGTAATACCAACAGACCCACCTGTTCAAGATGAAGAACCAGTAGAAGACCCACCAGACCCACCATTACCATCAGGTGTTTTTCCATCAGATAGTGATACTTGGGTTCGTGGTACTGTTATTGAAAGAGACTCAACAAAATTAATTAGACTTGATACTTCTTATACAACTTCTGCTACAGAATTTTTTGGTCAAGACGCTGTAACATTAACAACAGAAATTGATACGATTGACCAAGATGAAGAAAGATTTACAACAAATGAGACTACTAAATTAATAGCTCATGGTGATAAAATTATATTTCTTGATTCTACAACGCCTGAACTTATAGCTCCATTTATGGCAGAATATTCAGGTCAAGTTCAACAAGCTCGAGATAGTATAGTAAGTCAAGCTCCAAGTAAGTATGGACTAAAAGTTGGTGATATAATTAGATTCGATGGGCCTGACGGGCCGGAAGACCTTTCGATAATATCTTATAGTGGTAATGCCGCCATAGTAGATGGTAATTTTACTGCAGTTGTTAAAAATCAATATGAAATAGATATAACCACAGAAGTAGAAACTATAGACCCAGTTGTAGTAGAATATACGGATAATCAAGTTGATTATTATGAGATAACAAGTACTGGTGATTCAATAATAAATTTACAAGAAAATACATTACAATCAACTTCTACTAATGAATTTTACGATATTGTTCCAGGTGATAGGGTTGATGTAAAATTTGAACCACCAAGTGAATTTAGTACACCTAATTGGTTGGGAGCATTTTTTGTTAACATAACCGATATCAGAGAAGTTGCTATTGGTGATGATTATTTCGCCGCGTTGGGATTAACAACATTTACATTTAGTAATGGATTAGAAATTCAACCAGCACAAACACCCTTACCTAATTGGTGGATACAAACAGAATTAAATATCGGCGGGTTAACACCAGGTGATATTCAAGCTTATAACGAGTGGGTAGCAAGTGATTTTAAAATATCACCAGTTCCACAAGTTGCAATAAAACCATTTGTATTTCAAGTTGGTTCATATGCCGAACCATTATTAGAAGATTTTGAACCACCAAATCAGATACCACAGGGTATTCTCTATGGAATGGATGAAGTTGGTAATGTAATTTCTGGTGAAGGTATCGTACAATTAGATGAAAATGGAGGCCCTACAGATACTCTCACGTATGGTACAATAGCTAATGCGAATAGTATACCAGTTGAACAAGTTGTTCAATTACATCAAGTGTATATTCAAGCTAAACAAGAATATTTAAATACGATAGATGCATTTGAAGAAGAAGTTGTTACATGGACAGAAATTTATGGGCCAGATATATTACCACTATATGATTCAGATGAATTTATATTAGATTCAGATGGTAATCCAACAGAAGAAGAAAATCCAAATTATAATAAAATAATACAAGGAGCTTACTTAGAACCACATCCATTGTATGAATGGTTTACAACTGCTGTTTCTCAAGGTCAAATTTCACAAGACCAATTAAATGATTATCAATCTTGGTTGACAAGTGGTAGAACTGTTTCACCATTTTCACGAGCAGAATTTCCACCACTACCATTTACAAGTGAATTACCACCACCTAATTTAAATGGATGTGTAGATGATAGAGCTATGAATTGGATTCCTTGGGCAGCCATTGATGATGGTTCTTGTTTATATTATCCACACATTGTAGATAGTATATTATGGCAATGGGGTGATGGAACTTGGTCACAACAATTATTAGAACCAGGTGTAATTACACCTTATGAACACACTTATGAAAATGCTGGTTTATATACGGTAAATATGTATTTAAAATATGTTGATGGTGATGTTGATACATTTCAAACACAAATTGCTGTAAGAGATGAACCAAGAGCAATTAAAAATTTATGGGATTGGGGTGATGGAGATTTTGAAGAAACCGATGGACAAGATTATCCACCACCACACATATATAGACATCCTGGTGTTTACCAAGTAGCATTAACTACTTTGTTTACAGATGGATTAGAAACATATGTTGAAACTACATCACAAGAAGTTACTATAATTCCAAATGATAGACCTCAAATTACTATATATGCATATGGTAAAGAGGAAAATATTTCCGATAAAGAAAATGAAATGACATTTGTTATTGGTGCCCAAGATTTAGATGGACAAATAGTAAATTATGAATTTGATTTTGGTGATGGTTCTGATATAATACAGAAGGATGTTGTTTTAGAAGATAAAAAATATTGGGATGATGAACTTTTTACACAACGTAAACGATATAGACATCCTGGTACTTATGTAGTTAAAGCTAGTGTAAGGGATAATAGTGGAAATATAAGTACAACATATAAAATTATTTGGATTGATGATGTAAAATATGTTCCAACGTATGAACCATTTGTTGCACAAATTACAGATGTGTTGTCACCAACATTAATTAGAGTTGATAGAAGTTGGGCAGAAGAAGCTATAGCAAAAAATCACGTATGGGGAAATCCTGGTTCACCTGCACCAAATGAAACTGAAGATGGTGAGTGGTTAGAAGGTAAAGAGTGGGAATATCCATTTAAAAGAGCCGATGTACATTATAGAGTAAAAGATAAAAGAGATTTAAGAACATTAATTAATCTTGGTAAAGATAGATTTGGATTGGTTACAAATTTTAGAAGTGATAATCTAACATTTCATAATTGGCCAAATTCTGTAATTTTTAAATTATATGACCCATTACCAGATTCTATACAAGAAAAAGATTTTGTTCATGTATCAAGAGAAATGTTACCATCAGTACAAAAGAAAGTTAATTTAATTGATTTTGTTGATGATAAAATAGATGGTATTGTTTTAAGAGCTCCAAATTATTGGAGTCAAGATTTACCATTTGAGAAATCAGTTACAGATTTTAAAAATAGACAACAAATAGTTTCAAGTAATAGTGATGTTGCAAGTCAATTAGAAGATACGTTTGTTAGTCAAAGTGATTTAAGTGTGGAATTGAATATTGATTACACACAATATGAAAATTTTATAAAATTTAGTTCTATACAAAGAAGATATGATAACTTTGAATATAAAATAAAACGTATAGAACATTATAATGCATTAAGTCAATCATTATTAACTATAAGTGGTTCTACTTCCGACATTAGAAGTGCGGAAGGTAATATAAGACAGATAAAAAATGGATTTGATAGTTTTGAAAAATATATGTATTTTCAATCTTCATCTTATACTACAAGTTCACTTGGCGAATTTCATGATACAAGTTGGCCAAAAGAAAGTGGAACAGGAACATTACTTAATCCATATGTTTTAGCTCCATCAACGTCAAGTCAATATCTTGCTTGGAAGAGTGGTAATGATGAAAGTGCTTCTTTGTATGACAGGAAGAATCTTGATAGGTTAGTAAACAATTTACCATTACACGTTAGAGATGATGATAGAAACGAACAATTTTTTAAGTTTGTAGATATGACTGGACATTACTTTGATGATATTTGGTTGTATACTAAGGGTTTAACTGATATTAATCATCGTACAAACAAAGTTGATGAAGGGTTGTCAAGAGATTTAGTACATGAGGTAGCTAAAGGATTTGGTTGGAAAGTTTACGATGGTAAAAATTTAATTAGTTTACCAAAACATCAACTTGGAATAGAAGTATCAGGTTCTGATAATGTAGCAATACAATCAGCGGCCGTATCTGAGAGGGATGTTACAAGAGAAATTTGGAATCGTATATTAGTTAATATGCCTTTCTTCTTAAAAACTAAAGGTTCTGTTAGAGCTCTAAAAGGATTGGTAAGTGTTTATGGTTTACCATCAACAATATTAAGAGTTAGAGAATATGGTGGACCAGTTTTACCAGACCAAAATCCACAAATGGAAAGAATTAGAAAATTTAGAAGGTCTTTAGATTTTTATGGTAGTCAAAATGTAGAAACAACTTGGGTTGATGATACAAATTCTGGTAGAGTACCTGATACGGTAGAATTTAGATTTAGAGCTGTACAATCTGGTAGTGGAGAGTTTAAACAAGTACTTTACCAAAAGGGTACTGATTGGGCAATTACATTAAAAGATGATGGTTCAGAAGATAACTATGGTTACTTAACATTTGCTATAACTGGTAGTTCTTCTAACGCAGAAATAACATCTTCATTGTTACCAGTTTTCGACAACGAGTTCTGGTCTGTAATGTTAACGAGGAAAAGTGCAAGTACTGAACCACTGGTAGACGATGATAATAGTCGTAATATTGATTATGAGTTATTTCTTAAAAAATATGACGCTACAAGAAATAGAATTTACTATCAATCTTCTGCAAGTTTGAATGTAGATGGTCGTGGTGGTGGTGCTCCACAAGGAATGAATAATAGATTCCAACAAGATGGTAGAGCATACATTGGTGGTGATTCGTCAAGAACATTTGGTAATCAATTTACTGGTTCAATGATGGAATTTCGTTATTGGAATAGTGCACTATCCGAATCAATCTTTGATAATCATGTTAGAGCTCCAAAAGCGTATGATGGTAATCATCCTTCTGCATCTTGGACGGATTTAGTACTAAGATATTCATTTAATAAAGAAGTTAATCATGGAACTGGTTCTGTTGATATTCTTGATACAAGTGCTGACCAAAGTTATTATCAAAGTGGTAGTGCTAAAAATTATCCAGACAGAAGTAACTACTCGTATACTGAAGATGTGAATGAATTATTCGTTCCAAATACTGGACCACATATAAGAAGAGCTACAAAAGTTAGGGTAGAAGAAAATAGACTCATTTACGGAAGTAAATTATCAGTAGATAGTAGAAACGAAGTTAGTGCATATGATTTAACAAGTACCGATTCTAATAAACTTGGTATTTATTTTGCTCCAACTGATGTTATCAATGAAGATATAATGTTTTCAATGGGTAATTTAGATTTTTCAGATTATATTGGTGACCCAAGAGACCAATTTAAAACTTATTATCGTGGTTTAAGAAAAATTAAAGACATATATTGGCAGAAGTATAATTCACCAAATAATTTTTGGGATTATATAAGGATTTTAAAATTCTACGACAAAGCTATATTTGAACAAATGAAATCTTTAATACCTGCACGTGCTAATGCACATTTAGGTACATTGATAGAACCAAATTTATTTGAACGTTCTAAAGCTATAATTGGTAAACCACCAGAAAGAGAAAATACTTATTGGGAAGATTCTATTGATTTAAATTATGCCGAATCTGCTAGTGGACAATATCTTGATACTGATGGATTTATTAGTGAATCTATGTATCCAAGTTTTACTGGTACAGAAGATTACTACCAAACTTTTATTAGTGAATCTTCAACACCAGGACTTAATGGTACAAGTGACTATTATCAAACTTTTATTAGTGAATCTGCAATACCAGGTCTTAATGGTACACAAGATTACTATCAATCATTTATTAGTGAATCTATTGTTCCTACTTTACTTGGATTATATGTTGATACTGAGGGTTTTGTTAGTGAATCTATATATCCAGGTTTAAAAGGTGAATACGGGGATTATACAAGTAGTATAGATATTAATACAGACGTATTAACTTTCACTGGTACTTATGAAGATTATTCAAAAGTTGCTACATACGGGCCAAACTCATCAACTGGAATAGATACATATCAAACATTTCATATGCCATCACTATATAGTTTCACTAATAATGCAAGAGGTGATAACACTTATAGTGGTTCATACATAGCAGGTCACAATGGTGGATATTCTGGTGGACAAAATGGTAAATCTATATTTGAAGAAGTAGAACCACCATTTATTAGTAGTTCAAGAGCGTCTGAATATCATAGAGAAGAAAAATATTTCTATAATAGTAAAAATAGTTTTTATAGAGGTGGTAATATGAATATAAAAGACCATGCAAGATTCCACTCAAATTCATCTTCTTTAGAAATTGCAGAAGTAACACCAATATACGAAAGTTCTACTGGACTAAGAAATTTATTTTTTGACGGATGTAAGTTAACCGATGATGGTACTACAGACGGAAAAGAGGTTATAGAGGTAACTATAACTTCACCAACAATCTTAACAACAAAAGAATCAGGCGATTCTAAATTAAGTGTTGAATAAAAACGTAAAAAACAAAATCAATGATATTTATATATGAATTAAAAATGTTATTTTTACCAAAAATATTGGTGACACATATTTATATATGAGTACGAAAATTTAATCACTGGAGAAAGAAATATGGGATTTTTAGATAACTCTTCAACAACCGTAGACGCGATACTAACTAAAAAAGGTCGAGAACTATTGGCTCGTGGTCGAAACGAATTTAAAATTACAAAATTTGCATTAGCTGATGATGAAATAGATTACACACTATGGGATGTAACTAATTCTCTTGGTTCAAATTATTATGGTAGTGTTATAGAGAACATGCCATTAATTGAAGCTGTACCAGATGAAAATCAAGTAATGAGATATAAACTAACAACATTACCTAAAAATACAGCTAAGATGCCTATACTTGAATTAACAACTGCTTCTATGACATTTAAGAAAGCTGGTGTTAAACAAACAATAACACCGAACACAAGAAACGCGTCAGACGCTACTCTTGGGTATACTTTTGTGTTACATAACTCTGATGCTTGTCGTATGATGGTATCTGCAGGTGGTGAGGTATCAGCTCAAGGAGCTACTATCCCAACATTCATTGGTGATGATGATAGGAAAAATTCAATAACCGTTGTAGCTAAATCAGTAGACTTGATTGCAAGAACATTGTCGTCTGATATCAATACACAACTTACCATAGTCGGTAATGAAACTGGTGCTACATATACTATACCTGTTACAATCAATGCTGATGTACCAGTTAATGTAACTGCTGATTAGGAGATATAAAAAATGGCTAAAATGAAGAAAAAGAAAAAAGGTTTATCACCAGCGGAAATAATACAGATTGAAGAAGCTGTAAAGTCTGGTAAAGGTATTGGTGGTTTATCTGTCGCATCAAAACTCCTTGGTAAAAGTATTGGAAGACCAGCTCCAGTAACTAAACCAAGTATATATACAGTTTTTGACCCAGACAACGACATTTTGGAGAACATGAAGGCCGTTGTTTCTTCTCCACTATGGTCTGGTAATACTGGAAGTTTATCAACTTATTTTACATCGTCTACACAAAGTGGAAGTAGTGGTGAGTATTATTATGATGTATATTCAGTAGACCCAAGTGATGATACTGCTCAAGTTCAATTTGGTATTGCGTATGGTCATTACAATGGTAGTGGTTCAAAAGCTAGTGGTGGTGATAATGCATCATCTAAAGCTATGTATTCACAATTCAGAAATATTTTACTAACACCAAATGATAGTAAGTTTACTATGGCTGGAAGTGTTGACGCAGACGATGTTTACATCATATCTGCAAATAGAGCTCGGATTCGTGAAAAGGTTGACCCAGGTAATTGGGAACTTTGGTTAAGTGGTAGTTCTGGTGTAGATACAACAGGTCAAACATACTGGAAACTAATTGATGATAGTGGTGCAACAGTTGACCCATCGGTAAACAAAGGTGGTAGAGTTTTTAATATTATCACTGGTTCATTATCAAGTGGTGTTGCGGAAACATCAATAGCGGCAACAAGTCAGGCAGGTGGTGGACTTGGGTTGTTTTATCCAGATTTAGGTATTTGGATTATAAGTGCCACTCAAGCTGATGCTTCTGGTTCATTAGGAACTGAAAGAACTATAACTGGTGCGGAAGATAATAACCAAAAGTTTTATAACGCTTTAGTTGGTGGTGCAAAATTCCAAGCTCGAAGAGAAGAAAATATTTCTTCAACTCATTACTTTTGTAGAGTAAGGAATAAGAGATACAATTTTAGTAACAACCCAACATTCTTTACGCAGTCGGATGGTTCGTTTACTAATCCATCATTTCATAAAGACCCAAAGACTTACATTACTACGGTCGGTATGTATAATGATGAAAATGAACTATTAGCTGTTGCTAAGTTAAGTAAACCTTTATTGAAATCTTACGCTAGGGAAGCTATTATTAAAGTCAAATTAGACTTTTAGTCTAACGGAGAGGGTCAAAAATGATATTTAAAAATCTCGACCCAACAGACGCTCTAATAACACCTTTTAAAACTTATAAGGATTTCACTTTCACACAAGCTGATAGTGGAAGTGGTGTTTATTGTATCGAAGGGTTATCTGGAAGTTGGCACAACTTCGACACTTCAACTGCGGAATCACACTCATTCGGAGATTATAACGCACATTCTGCAAGCGTTGGTAAAGACCCTTGGAGTCAAGGTACTTGGTATAAAATACCAACTTACTGGTCAATGAGACATTTGTATTATAGGGATGGAAACATACCATGGCAAAGTTTTGGTAATACAGATACTAATAAGTGTTATAGGGATTTACACAATAGAATAAATGTTATATCAATTCCACAACAATTTTATAATGAAGGTATAAAACCTGGTAGCGTTAAACTAACGGATGATAGTACTGGAGTAACTTATACTATTTTTGATGATGGTCATGGAAATTTATATGACAATACGTATTCTGCTAGTTTTGCAGCGTTTAAGAGTAGTAGTTGGGATGGTTCGAGTTTAACTGCCGAAGGTAGTGGTAGTTCTATAGGAAATGTTTTTTATGAACATGGAGTCATTACAATAACAGATACTGGTTCTTATAGTAGTGTAGGACTTGGTAGTGGTACTGATGGTTGGGAATTGGACTTTAAGAGTACACATACTATATATGAACACGAATATTTATGTAATGTAGGGCCTACAGAGTTTAATACAAGTACTAATATTAGTATAACTTCTGGTAGAAGTGGTAGTATTAGTGTTATGCCGAACTCACCAGATGCTTGGAGAGTGTTTGCACCAGGCGACAATCCAAGCGGTGGTAGTGGTTCTTTACAAACAAGTTATGAAGCCACAGAATTTGCTATAAATAACACGACACATTCTGATTTTTCACCTTATATAACTACAGTTGGTTTGTATAATGATAATAATGATTTGTTAGCGTTAGCAAAATTAGGTAGGCCACTCAAAAATGATAAGGGTGAGGCCTATTCCATAGTAGTTAGATTTGATGTCTAAAAAAATATTTTTTAATATTTATAGTTGTATAGTGGTAAAAAAGTTAATTTTAATAGGAGAAAACAGATGTTAAAGAAAATTATTTTAGGTCTATTAATGACCTCATCTTTGTTTGCGGAGAACGAACTTTGGAAATTCTTTAAGTATTCCACAGCTTATGCGAGTTTCAGTTTAAATGCACCAAGACACCAAGATGATAGATTTGCTATTATTGGTGGATTATCTACTGGTGCTCTTGAGGTAGAAAGAACAGAAAGAGATTTACAACCAGATTTTCAAAAATCATTTGGTTTAAGAAAGATTGGTAGATTTAAATATGAACCTAAACGAGGCGTTAAGAACGCTGGAAATGGTGGAACTTGGTATGATGGTTCAGAACAAAATGCAAATGAAAATGCTACATTTGGTCCTGTAAAAGGATGGGAATATTTGATTAAATGGTCAGAAGGTCGTCAATGGGGTAATGAATATCTCAATCAAGAATACTGGATACGATATACTGGTAAGTGGGCGATGGCTAAAATTGGTTGGACGGAGTTAGGGTTAGAAGATATTAAATATGGGCAAGGTGATTTAAGATTAAAATGGACTCCACCAATTTTAGATGATAAATTAACACTTAGCATTGGTGCTAAACATAGACAACATCCAGTATATGGATTTGATGCTATGGTATTAGATACAACTTGGTATAAAGGTCAATGGTGGGATTTTGCTGAAGATGCTTTTGGTATTGATGATAACCAATGGATAGATGCTAATGCTATTGATGAAGATGGAAATTGGATTCAAAGTGAATTAATGGAATATGTAAATGGTGAATGGGTGCCTATTGAAGGTTCTGGTCCATTTTGGAATGAAGGTGGAGAGTATTGGGGTCATGATTGGTTATGGAGAGATGAAGATGGTCGTATTTTTGCATATACAGATAGAGAATACTTTATATACCACTTCCCAGGTATGTTAGAAACATACATTGATGGTAAGAAAAAAGACCTGGGTTTTCAAAGAGAAACATCATTAGTAATTGGTATTGATTATTATCATTATGCTGATAACTGGTGGATGCATGCTTGGGGTAATTGGTTGCCGTATCATTATGGACATGATAAATATTCTTTTCATAATGCGATGCATTATAAAGGACATTTAGAAGGAATGGAAGAGTGTCCAATGTGTGTAGGACATATAGGTGATGGAAGTGGAGACCCATCAACGTTTAAATTTGCAGATGATGGAATTACTCACTTATGGAATGATTATGACTTTGGTGCTATCTTTGGTGTAAAGTTACAAGATAACTTAGGTGTATTTGCGGAAGGTCGTTATTTATATTATTGGGAACGACCAGCTTATGATTTTAAATTCGGCCTAAATTATCAGTTTGTGGGGTTTTAATTTGTGCCGAATAAAAAAGCTAAAGATAGAAAACGAAAAAGACGATTGTTGAATAAAAAATGGGCTACAGAAGGTAGAACATCAATTCAACATAAAAAATGGTTGAAAAAAGAAAAAGATAAACAACCAGCAAATCCTTATTTTAGGAGATAAAGGATTTTTTTTAACACGTTAGATTGTGGATGGTAGCATGACAAGTGAAAAACATATAATAGGATTTTATTAGGGGAATAAAATGAATGGAGACATTAAAATAGGTAAGTTACTTTGTGATGAATATATTATCACTAAGCGACAATTAAACCAAGCCCTACAAGACCAAATAAAAGGTGACAAACGTAGTCTTGGTGAAATACTTGTTGATAAAGGTTTTTGTACACTTGATGATATAACAGCCGTTGTATTAGAACATGGAAATGGCCACGAAGTAAAACAAGAAGAAGTTGCTGAAAAGATAGAATCAAGTTCAAAGAAAAAAGAACCAATTGAAATAAGTGAAGATAAAGTATTAGATACTAAATTCACACTATCGGTTCAAACTATGGTAGCGGCCGGAATGGGGCTCGCGTCATTAATTGGAATGTGGTATACACTACAAGGAGAAATTGAAGAAGCCAAACAATTACCAAGTTTAGAAAGTTTGTATGAAGCAGAATATCCATCTAAACCAGAAGGTCATAATTGGCCAAGGTCTTTTGAACAATATAAAAATCAAGTAGGTGGACTTCAAGATGATATGGATGTTGTTTATGAGATGGTGGAAGAACTTGAAGAAACAATTAAAGAATTGCAAAAGGATATAAAAGACCTTGAGCGAAGGAAACGTGATAAATAGGAGTTTGTTATGAAATATTTAATAGGAGTACTATTTTTGATTTCATCGGTATTCTCTCAGGTTACTGATAAGAATTTTAAGGATGAAGCTGGTAAGGGAGTAGTGATTATAAAATTTACTTCTAAATGGCAGGAGAAAGATTTAGACCCAAAAATATTAAAGGGTTTGAAAGGTTACGAGGATGCTAAAATACTTGAAGCACGTTCTGATGTAACCAAGAAGTTGTGTAAGAAATTAAGGATTCGTAATTTTCCTTCAATAGCGTTATATATAAATGGTGACAAAATGGAAGTGTGGAAAGCTGATATGGATGGTAAAATTGATTGTACTAAAGATGATATAAAAGATGCTATAGATGATGGATTAGCTGCGGAACAATTTTAGGAGAAAAGTTATGGGATTATTAAGTACAATTGCTAAAGGAGCTGGTTCACTATTGGGTGGAGATACACTTAAAGATGTGGGAAATATTATTGATGACCTACATATGTCAGGTGAAGAGAAAGCTGAAGCGAAACAAAAGTTAGAAACCATATTAATACAAGCTGAACAAGCGGCACAAGAACAAGTATCTGCTCGTTGGGAAGCTGATATGAAACATGGTAGTTGGTTAAGTAAAAATATTAGACCAATTACTTTAATTTTTCTTACAGCGGTATTTGTTATATTAAGTGTATTTGATGGAAATTTGGGTGACTTTACAATAGGAGCGGCGTATGTTCCAGTTTATCAGACATTATTGATGACTGTTTATGCGGCTTATTTTGCAGGTCGTTCTATAGAAAAGGTTAAAAGGGTAACAAAATAAAATGGCGGCCAGTGGAGATTGTTATAGAGCGGCTGGTAGACTTGCTATTAGTCATATGGACGATGAAAGATGGACTTTATGCCACGGAGTAGGTATTTTAAAAACTGATGGTAAACCATTTGGTCATGCGTGGGTTGAATTAGGCTCCGTAGTATTTGACTATAGTAATGGAAGAGAAATTCATATGTCTAAAAAATTATACTATAAAGTTGGAGGAATTCCTGTTAAAGGACATAAAATTTATAAATATACTGGAGAAGAAGCTGGTATTAAAATGGTAAGAAATCAACATTGGGGGCCGTGGGATTCTAATCCACCAAGATAATAGATGATTAAGTTAAAAGACATATTACAAGAAAGAATACCAAAATGGCCAAGAATTAATATGGGATTTGGTGAAGCACAAGACTATTCAAAAATGATGATTAAAAAATCTGAAATGGTTTTTAAATCTACGAGAGCTGGAGATTTGGGTAAAGCAAAGAAAGCTGTAAAGGATATGGAAGAGATAGTAATTCAAATAAAAAGGGTATTGGGAATATGAAAACATTTCATATAGATGAACCGAATGAAATTGGTAAGAAAAAACAAAGAGTATCAAGAAATGATAAGATGTTTTTTAAACAACAAGTAGAATCTGTTTTAAAGGAACGTAAAAAAATGACCGAAGGAAATATTAAATTAAAAAATTTACTTAAAGAAGCACAAGATGATACTGATTCATCGGTTGGTCTTTTATTATTACATGATAAACAACTATTATGTTTAAAAAGAACTGATTCTTATTGGTCAATACCAAAAGGTCGTGTACAAGAAAATGAATCTTCTATAGATGCGGTACATAGAGAGTTGATGGAAGAAACTCAAATTGTATTAAATAGAGTACCTGAAAAACTAATTTGTGGTAACAAGGATGGTGGTGGTGAATTTCATTTATTTGCAGTTAATTCTGTAAACTATGAAAAACCAGTATTAAACCATGAACATGAAGATTGGGGTTATTTTGAATTTTCAAAGTTACCTGCACCATTTGATAAAAGACTATTGTCAATGAAAAACGATTGGTATTCACAAAAATTGTTAGAACCACATTCTAATTATCAGAAAGACAACGAAGATGTCCCTGTATAAAACATTAGTTTCGAGCGAAGTAAAACCTACTCGTATTAAAAAAAAGAGAGTAACTGAAGTTAGTTTACATCCTGAAATACTAATGGAACGAATGGACTTTCTTGAAATAGCAAGAGGTATTGTAAGAGCTCATAAATTAAAATCAAAGGTTGTTTTTAATAAAAAGAAAAATATTAAAGCAGATTATATACCTGAAACTGATACTATGACAATAGAACCAACATCAGATTTTAGAGATTTTGTTATGACTGTATTACACGAATGTCATCATGCTATGATGGCACAAAGAATGGGTATAGATAAATTTATAAAAAGATATAATCAGGCTGGTACTGTAGCGGCTCATGGTGGATTAGACCCACACGACAATAACAAATGGGAAAGGAAAGCCGAAAATTACGCTGAACAAAATATTGATAAGTGGATGAAAAAACTAAAAAAAGCTTGATTGTTTCTTCCAGTGTGAATATATATATTACTAATGTATACATAAATAATGGTTATATATTACCATAACTGGTTTTATTTCATGATTCCTATGCCTAATTTAAAACCAAATGTGAATAACCAGTATACTTACTAATAACTAATAACAACTAAAACACTAAATAAGTAATTAAGTTAAATAAGTTTTTTTATGAACACACGTTCCCGCAAGAACAAAGGCAAAAGACTACAAAATAAGGTAAGAGATTTATTACTCGAAACCTTTCAGAACGTTTTAGAACAAGACGATATTAAATCTACATCAATGGGAGCAAGTGGAGAAGATATACAATTATCACCTGCTGCAAGAAAATTGATTCCTTACGCTATTGAGTGTAAAAATCAAGAAGCTTTGTCTATATGGAAAGCATTAGAACAAGCTGAAAATAATTCAAATGGTTACGAACCATTATTGATATTTAAAAGAAACAGAAGTAAGACATATGTCACTATGGACATAAAGGAATTTCTAAGGTTATTGAGTGAATCAAAAAATAGTTAATCTACTAAATAGAGTCTTAAAGACAAGTGGTAGAAAGTTAAAAAAGACCAATGAGTATATGTTTTGGTCGCCTTTTATAGCACACCACAAACCTAAACTACAAATAAACATACAAACTGGTAAATGGCATTGTTGGGTTAGTAATGAGGGTGGTCATAACTTATTTCAATTATTCAAAAAAGTAAACGCTACCCATAACCAAATGGGTGAACTATCTAAATTGGTTGGTAAACCAAAGTACCGCCGTGATGATAGTGAAACTACAAAAAAACAAGTCGTTAAATTACCAAGAGATTTCAAGTCAATGTATGAGAAGAGTAATTCACCAGTATATAAACAAGCTATGATGTATTTACTAAAACGTGGAATTACTGGTAACGACATATTAAAGTATAATATAGGTTATTGTGAAGAAGGTGCGTATAGGAATAGGGTTATAATACCATCTTATGATAAAAATGGGTCGTTAAATTACTTTGTTGGTAGGGATGTATATAATAGTAAGTTAAAGTATAAGAATCCACCAGTATCTAAAAATGTAATAGGTTTCGAATTGTTTATAAATTGGGATGAACCACTAATATTATGTGAAGGTGTGTTTGATGCTATAGCTATAAAACGTAATGCTATCCCACTTTTTGGCAAGACTGTACAATCCAAACTAAAAACAGAGTTATATAAACAAAGTGTTAAAAAAATCTACGTTGTTTTAGATGAGGACGCTAAAAGAGATGCGTTAAAGTTGACATCTAAGTTAATGGAGAATGGAATAGAAGTTTATTTTGTACATATGAGGGATAAAGACCCATCAGACATTGGTTTTGAACGAATGTTACATAAAATAAAGAATACAAGAAGGATGAATTTAAAGTCATTTTTGGCAAACAAGTTATTTAAAAAGAAAAAGAAGTTCATAGATATATGATTAAAAAAGAAATTACTCCATTTAACGAATTAAAATACATACACCACATTTCAGATATACAGATACGTAATCTGAAGAGACATAAAGAGTACGAAGAATGTTTTGAACGTACTTATGAAGAGATTCGTAAGTATAAAGACAATGCAGTTGCTTATATCGCAGGTGATATAGCACATTCTAAAACAGAAATGTCACCAGAGTTGGTAGACCAATTATCAAGGTTATTCAAAAACCTATCTGATATAGTTCCAACGATTTTAATCGCAGGTAATCACGATTGTAATTTAAATAATCGTTCAAGAATGGATGTTTTAACACCAATTGTTGAAAATTTAAATCATCCAAACTTACATTATTTCAAAGATAGTGGTATTTACAAGGTAGCTGATGTTTCATTTGTTGTGTGGGATTGTTGGTCAAAGGAAGATGAGTTTATAACTTCAGACCAAGTTGATGGAGATACTAAAATAGTTTTATTTCATGGTACAGTTGACAAATCAGAAACAGATTTAGGTTTCAAACTGCCATCAGACGTTCATATTAGTAAATTTGATGGTTATGATATGGGATTACTTGGTGATATTCATAAGAGACAACATCTTAATGAAGAAGAAACTATTTCTTATTGTGGTTCATTGGTTCAACAAAATCATGGTGAAGGTTTAGACCACGGCTATCTAAGATGGGATGTTCCAAGTCGTAAATCTACTTATGTACCTATTAAAAACAATTATGGTTACTATACTTTGGATGTAGAAAATGGTGTAGTACCTGATGTAGATGATATGCCTGAGAAAGCTAGATTACGAGTACGAACAAAGAATACAAAACCATCACAATTAAAGAAAGTTTTATCTGTTATTCGTAGTAAGTATGGAATCAAAGAAGTTGTAGTAACAAAAACAGATAGTTTTGATAGAAAAGATTCAGATACTTCTAAAATATTAGTTGGTGATATAACAGACCCCAATCATCAATATACAATGATTAGTGAATACCTTGAAAAAAACTATCCTATAGATGAAGATACATTAATTGAAGTCAAAAAAATAAATGATGAACTAAATTCGACCTTTTTTCATAATGACTATCAACGAAATATTCAATGGAAATTAAAATCAATGACTTTTGATAATATGTTTTCGTATGGAGAAGATAATGATGTAGATTTTACTAAACTCGATGGTATAGTTGGATTATTTTCACCAAATGCGTCTGGTAAATCGGCGTTATTGGATATTTTATCATTTGGTTTATTCGATACATCATCAAGAGCGTTTAAAGCTGAAAATGTATTGAACAATAGAAAGAATAATTTTTATTGTAAGGTAAATTTTGAAATAGATGATATTGATTATTATGTAGAACGTAAAGGTAAAAAATTAAGTAATGGCCACGTAAAGGTTGATGTAAATTTTTGGATGATTGATGAAACTGGTGAAGAAATATCATTAAATGGTGACCAAAGACGGACAACAAATGTTAATATTAGAAATGTTATTGGAAGTTATGATGATTTCGTACTAACCACATTGTCTTTACAGAATAACAATACAGTTTTTATAGACAAGACTCAAAAAGAAAGAAAAGATTTATTATCTAAGTTTATTGGTATTGGTATATTCGATGATTTGTGGAAGAAAGCTAATGAAGAGATATCAGATGTATCTGCGGTACTAAGAAGATTCCATCAGAGAGATTACGACAAAGAGTTAACAGAGACACAAGATAATTTAAATCAATATACACTCAAATATGATAAGTTAGTTAAACAAAAAGAAGAATGGGTTGACGAGTATGACCAATTAAATACTGATATAATAGAAACCACAAAGAAGTTAAAGAGTATTGACGAGTCTGCTAAAGATATAGATTCTTTAAAAGATAACAAAACAACATTAAATGAATTATTACACGAGATAGATGAAAAACTTGGTTTTTGTCAATCACAAGAGTCTGAAGTTTTAACTAAAGAAAAGAGTTATAATAAAAAAGTTGAAGAATTTGAAGAAGGTGATGTTGATTCTAAATACGAAGAGATTCAGAGGTATGAGGAAAAGAAGAATACCTTGAAAATTGAACTTGATAAGTTAAAAATTCAAGTACAAAATAAACTTGATAAGATACAAAAGTTGGGTAGTGTTACTTATAATGAAAATTGTGATGATTGTATGAGTAATCCATTGACACTTGATGCTATAGAAACAAAGAAATCTTTGGAAGAGGATAAGAAAACTGCTAATCAATATGTAGCCGACTATGATAAAGCAGAAAATATAATAAAACAACTTGAATATATCAAGGAAGATAAAATCAAGTATGATGATGTAAGACAAAATTTAGCCGATGTTGATGTCCTAAAGAATAAAATAGATAGTCAATTAACTTTATTAACTGAAAAGAAGAATGGTACTATAGACAAGATTAACGCAAATGAAGTTGATATAAGTAATTACTACAAACAAGAAGAGGATATTTTATTTAACAAGGAATTAGAGGGTGATATCAACGAATTAAAGGGTGATATGGACAACTTATCATCTTTGATTGATAATATATCTAATGACATCAATGTTGTTCATGGTGACGTAAAAGTACAAGAAAATAATAAGAATAATATATTATCTACGATTAAAGAGGTGGAAGAGTTAGAAATAAAATATAAAGCATATGAGTTTTATTTAAATGCCGTAAAACGTGATGGTGTACCATATGAATTGATATCTAAAGCTATTCCAACAGTTGAAGGAGCGGTAAACGAAATCCTTTCACAGATAGTAGACTTTTCTGTTATGTTAGAAATGGATGGTAAGAACATTAATTGTTATATTGTTTACGATGATGATAAGATATGGCCTCTTGAATTAACAAGTGGAATGGAAAAATTCATCTCTTCATTAGCTATACGAGTTGGTTTAATTAATGTATGTAATATACCAAGTACTAATTTTCTTGCAATTGATGAGGGATTTGGTAATATGGACTCAGAAAATCTTAATTCTGTTTATAATTTATTTCAGTATCTAAAATCACAATTTCAATTTACTATGATTGTTTCTCATATTGAGGGAATGAGAGATGCCGTAGATACCTTACTTGAACTTAAAAAAGAAGAAGGTTATAGTAAAATATTATTTAATTAGATACCTTTAATTTATTCGAAGGTTTTTTATAGCCTTCTCGTTCTCGTTTTAAACTCAAAATATGTTGGTTAAGTGTTGCACTCATTGTAGTACTTTCTTCCCTAACATAGAGCCTAAACCAATCCATTAGTCTGTCTTCAATAGTGAAGGAGTATTTTTTCTTCATACCGATAATCTCCATAGTTTATACATATATAATTATATGAAATTTTTAATTGCAGATATTTATAATATATGGAAACTAACATAATAAAACGTGAAAATATATATCAAGGTATAAAAGATTTTGATGTTCTTGTTGATGAGTCTACATTTCTTTCCAAATACTTTAATGTAGTAGAGTTACCAGAAACGATACCACAAGGTAAATCATCTTTTTTAATAGGTGGTTCGGAGTTTTTAAAAAGTAATGTTGAACTTAAAATAGAAATCCTTGACGCCCAAGGAAACCCAGTATACACAGAACCAATATTAAATTATACCGAAGGTAATTTTAGTAGAATATCAGTTGAGGTATATAGTGATACCGCACCTGGAGACGCTACATTATATTTATTAGCACAATTAGACCCATCAAAATCCGATGTACCAATACCACCTGAGTGGAATGATGCGTATAATGTACGTTGGACGAGACCAATTCTTATTGATTCATTATCACCAAATACTGAACCAATATTCTTTTACAAACAACCAACAATTACTATTGGTGAAGTAGTAAAACCATATATAGTAGAAACTGTAGTTACTGGTTCTACGGTACTTACTGGTAGTTTGGGTGCTAATAGTAAACCAGATGATTCACTTTTAGGTAAGAAGGTAACGGAAGAAGAATTAAAACGAGATGTAATACAAGATACGTTAAGAATGAAATCTTTTTCCAAGAGAAGTAGAAAACGAGGTGTTGGTAATTATAAACGAAGAGGAAGAGCTGTAAGGAGAAGTTCACCAGAGGTTGATAAATTTGTATTTACAATAAAACAAAGTCTACCATCAGATACAAAGGTTTTATCAGATTTTGTTGGTGGTGAAATAAAAATAGAATCTCCACAAATAGATGAAAGTAAATTTACTTTAAAATCAACACATGAAATTTTACCATATTCATCATCTATTGTTAAAGTTAATAATGATAGTTCTTTTGTACCGCTCGATTTAGTTGTTGTCAAAGATACATTAACAGAAGAACTTATACCAGTTCCATTAAAAGAAGAACAAAATTTTGAAATATCATATCCAACACCAGTAACACAATCTGTTAGTACAACAAATTTTAATTCCTATGCAGATATAACCATTGATAATTTAAGAACTTTTTCTGGTGACATATATCGTTTAAAAGTGTATGTGAGACCAGGTGGTTCTACTTCTGATTATGAAATATTAACAGACCAAATTATAGAAAATACCGAGATACTCATTGATGAAAATTCTATATCAACAAAAGATAGGATTGGATATTTTGATAACCAAGAAACGATAGATAACAATTGGACAATACATACAAATTATGCACATACAGTAACAGGTAGTTTGGATTATGATTCATCTAAAATAATAGACTCAGTAAAAATTTCTGGTTCTATTATATCGGAAACTAACGCTATAGTATTTGAGACAACTGATTCTTTTGATTTTATAAGAGACACGTACTATACTTTGACTTTTGATGCTTATGCTAATGGTCAAAGTGGACTTCCACCAGTAATGGATATATATATTTCTGGTTCTGCGTTTGGTGATACTGCACAACAAAACTTTAAAAATGTTGAACAACTTGGTCATAAACTTGGTACACTAAAAACTGATGAAAGTAATTTTAATTTTGGTAAAGTAGTTCATCCATTTATAGCAGACTCAACGAATACTGGTAAGTTAATATTTTTAGTACGAACGGGAACATTTTATTTATCTGATATCTCAATAACGGCAACAGCTGAAACTGGATTTAGTCCAGATTTTATGAAATTAAAATTACCAATGCCTTCAGTTTTTTCTGAAAGACCTAATGAATTTGATTTCTTAATAGAGTTCTATGATATTAATAATAATATAGCAGAAACTGTTGTTATTCAAGAAGGTGCAACCTTTGAAGGTGGTAATTTTTATTTAACAGGAACAGATAATTTATTATCAGGTTCTATGTTCTTGGGTTCTGAGTTAAATAGTGGTATAGAACAAGCAGGTGTTAATTCTGGTTACATAAGGTCAATTGGATATACAGGTTTCGCTAGTGCTTCAGCAGGTACAGGACAAGCCGGTTTTATGATTTGGAGTGGTTCTGTACTACCTGGTAGCGGTGATAATTATGGTGGTGTAGGCTTAGAATTACATGATGGTGTTAGTGGTTCTATGAAATTTAGAACTGATATTGGAGTATTTGAAGTAAAGACACCATCTTTCTTTTTAGGTTCTAATAATCAATTTATTAGTGGTGCAGATGGTAATATAGAAATATCATCATCAAACTTTCATTTGTCTGCTAGTGGTGATGTCAATATGTCTGGTACAATTACAGCTACAGCTGGTAATATTGGTGATTGGCAAATTATAGATGGTAAGTTAAGTGGTTCTTCTGCTACATTAGACGCAACTGGTGCCGCATTATTTAAAACAGGAGATGGGCCTGATGAAAATCCATCAAGTGGCTATTATGTAGATTTTACACCTGGTGATTATTATGTTAGATTTGGTTCAAATTTCGCAGTATCATCAAGTGGAACATTGATAGCAAGTGGAGCTGTAATCGAAGGTCAATTGACTGCTTCAACTGGTAAAATTGCTAATTGGAATATTGCTCAAGATTCATTGTGGAAGTTAACTAATGGTTCATATGTTGGAATGTCATCAACTGGTGATACACGATTTTTTGCAGGAGCTAACGCATTAAACGCAAGTGGAAGTGGTGTATTTAATGTTAAAGAAGACGGGAGAATAACAGGTTCAAATGTATTGTTTACTGGTGGTGAAATAGGTGGTTTTGTACTTGGTTCAAATATATTATCAAGTTCAAATGGTAATTTAATATTGAGTTCGGATGGTGTAATAACTGGGTCGGATGTTTTATTTGATGGTGGTAAAGTAGGTGGATTTACAATAGATTCACATAGTATTTCTAATGAAAATGTTAGATTGACTATTCATGAGACGCCAGGTTTGGTTATTAAAAATAAGTTTGATGATGATGTAATTTATGTAGCAAGTAAATCATTTACTGAAATTGGGGATACAACTGATGAAGTGGTTAATGATGGATTTGAAACAGGTACTTGGTCTGCAGGAAGAAATGTTTTATCAACACCAATAGATGCGGCTACGGCTCCATTTAGTTGGAGTATCCAAACAGTTGGTGAAGTTTCCGCGTCTGTTACCAATCGTGCGGCTTATCCAGATGCTTATAAAGCCTATCAATTAAATAATACATTAGACTTTTTCGTAGGAGAACAACCCGCTGGTTGGTCAAGTGGTAACAGATATTCTTTTAATCAAATTATCTCTTCAAGTTGGAAAGGTGGTAACACCATATTTTTCGCATTTAATTCGAGAGTAAGTCATTCGTTTATAGCAGATGAGAAACCAAGAGCTATGGTTACACAATCTATGTTGTTACAATATGAAGATTCTGGTACATATACAACTTTTGCTACAAGGTCATTCGCAGTTGGTTCTGATTTTTCTACACAAGCTATAACGGCGGAAATTCCACAAGATACAACATATTTGAAGATGATTGTTTCTGGTGCTATTGAAGAAGATGCAGATGCAGGAACGAGTACGCCAGAGACAGAAATTATTTATGATGACTTCACTTTAAAACAAAATAAAGCTGTAGTAGAACTTACACCAGACGGATTATTACTTTACGCGTCACCACGTTCTTATATTAAATTGACACGAAGTGGTGTAGAGATACAAGGTGGTGATTCATTAAAAGCAAATAGTGTACAAGCTACAGAATTGACTTCTACAGGTCAAATGAATGTTAAAGGTGGGTTCGCTGGAGCTACATTAGCACCATCTGAAAATGACCCACAAGCTATAAGTGATACAGCTTTTGCAGGAAATACATCAGAGTTCTCAAGAGGAAATCATAGACATAACTTACCATTCAGTACATTGGACACGGTTGTTGATGGACAATACTTTACAAGATTATCGGCTACACAAATTACTGCATCAAACTTAACCTTAACTGATGGTACATTGTGGGGTAATGATACTTCGGACAGACACAATTTTACTGGTAGTGTTAGTGTAACTGGTAGTTTTCAAGTACCAGTTTACGACAATTTATCAGTTAGTGGAGAAGAAGGTGATGTAATATATTATACTGGTGATGACCAAATTTATAGATATACTGCTGGTGGTTGGGCGAAGGCGGCAGGAACAAGTGGAACTGATGGAACATCTGGTTCAAGTGGAAGTAGTGGTTCTTCAGGTTCAAGTGGTTCAAGTGGTTCTTCTGGAACAAGTGGAAGTTCTGGAACTGATGGAACATCTGGTTCAAGTGGAAGTAGTGGTTCTTCAGGTTCAAGTGGTTCAAGTGGAACGGATGGAACAAGTGGAAGTAGTGGTTCTTCTGGAACAAGTGGT